CGTGAAACGATACATTACCGAGATTGTCGCAACCGATATGGAAATGTTGACCCCGAAAACAACCGGAGCCGGAACGCAAGCCCCGCCAACCGCACCGCCCGCACCCGCCCCGGAACCGTCGGACGATTTACCGTTTTAATCTGTTTGAGTTATGGGAGCGATAAACGGACGGGTTATTTACAGCCCAAAAGGAAAAGCCGGGGAATATGCCGAGAACGCCGCCAATTTTTACGTTGGTTGTTCCAACGGATGCACGTATTGTTATTTGCGCAAAGGGTGGGGCGCAAAAGTGTTGGGCGGCAATACCCCGGAATTGAAAAAGGCATTACGGGAATATCCATACGCATTGGATATATTTACGAATGAGTTGTTGAAGCATAAGGACGAATTGCAAAAAACCGGGTTATTCTTTTCGTTTACGACCGACCCGTTATTGCCGGAAACGCAAAGGTTGACCCGCCAAGCAATCGGCGTTTGTCAACGCCACGGCGTCCCGGTTAAAGTGTTGAGCAAATGCGCCGAGGGTATCAATATTTTAATCGACTTTGCCGAGGCGTCCGAGGGTTGGGATAAATCCCGCATTGCCATTGGTTCCACGTTGACCGGGTGCGACGAATTGGAACCAAAAGCAAGCCCAAACCGGATGCGTATAAACGCATTGGCACGGGCGAAACGCCACGGGTTCCGTACCTTTGCAAGCGTTGAACCAATCCCCGTGGGAATGTTTGACCGGGCGTTTTCTGTAATTGCTTTGTCGTACCCGTTTGTTGACTTGTTTAAGATAGGATTGCCAAGCGGGAAACATTGACGTTTTACAACGACGTGTTCGACTATTGGGAGGCGTACCCGGATAAAACGCCCCGGATATATTGGAAAGATAGTTTTATAAAGGCGTCCGGGATTGAGCGGGAAACATTGCCCGGTTATTGTGTCCCGGCAAATTGGGATTTATTCAATGAAAAGAAGTGAAATAAGGGTTGAAGTTCCCGCCGATTGTCGATTAGTTGGCATAAGGACGGACGGCGATGTTGCCGTTATCATTTACGAGCCAATCCAAAGCGTCCGGCAAATTGGATTTATCAATTACCCGGAACCGAACGACGAAAGCGAAAACGAACCCAATAATAACAAATGATTATGCAGTATAATAACAAAGATTATAAACCGAAATTGCACGACCGTTGGCGTGCATTAACCGTTAAAAACCCGTATGCAACGCAGTTGGTAACGGCGGCGTATGAGGATAACGGGATTGTTTACGGCGAAAAGTGTATTGAGGTACGCAGTAAAAACACGCCGTACCGGGGCGATTTAATGGTTTGTTCGTCCGCTAATCCCGTAATTCCGGGATATGAAAACGGGGTAACGTTGGGATTGGTTGAGTTGTACGACGTTAAGCCCGTCGCCGATTTCACCCCCGAAGATTGGGAAAATACCCGCATACCGCCCGAAAAACGTAAGTCAATAACAAAGGAGTTCGGTTGGATGATGCGGAACCCCCGCCGGGTTGTTGAGTTTCCAATTAAGGGGCAATTGGGTATTTACAATTTAGTGTACACAAAGGGAGTAATAACCGAATACCCACGGGCGTTGGTAGTTGACAAAGAGAGTTACGAATTATTAAACAGAAAAGACAATGAGTAAAAAGCAAATCGGAATTATCCCGAACAATGGCGACGTTCATACGGCGCAAATTGGGGTTCATATCGGACGGGTTGGCGTTTGCGTGTACGTCCGGGAATATTGGAAATATAAGAGTTGGTTTGTTGTTCCCGGCGTGTCCGTGGATGCGGTCAACGGTTACGACCGTTACGTTGACATTGAGGCGAAAATATTGTTTTTCGGCATTGGCATACGGTTTATATGGATTAAAAGAAAGGTAAAACAATGAAAGCAAAGATTTTATTGTTATCTTTGGCAACGCTTTTGTTGGGGGCGTGCCAAAGCGAGAACGAACCAACGGAGGTATTTAATTTACTTCAAAAATCCGAGAGCATGGAAGAAAGAAACGAGTTTGTAACGAATACCACGGCGGCAATGATACAGATAAACGCCCCCCGGTATAATTGCGAGATTGTCGAAACCGCATTAGCGGGCGGCGATAGGGTACGAATTTGTGTAAAAGGCGCAAAGGAAGATTTGGACGCATTGTTTGACTATGTAAACGAAGCGGGCAAAGAATGAGAGTAAAGCAACCCGAACCGTTCGACCCAAACAGAGAATACCGCCCCGGCGAACGTTGCGTTTACCGGGGTATGGTATTGATTGCCGAGATATGGACGGCGGCGGATGCACGATTAGCCAACAACAATTCCACAATGTTTGCGCAACGTTGCGTTCGCTGCAAAATCAAAAGGGAAGATTGCCCCGGAATTGGTAGGCAATGCGATAAATTCCATAGGAGCGACCGGAAAACGATTTATTGGCGTTTGTTGCGTATCGTCGGGGGATTTAAGGGCGTCGAAACATTGGAATTTAATTATAACGGAACAATTGCCGGGGTTAAGGTTAAAGCCGCCCCGGATAGTAATAACGAATAAATTTTTAGAGCGATGAACAAACAAGTATTAAGCCCCTTTGATTGCGATATGTGCGCAATGATTGAGGACATAACAAAACAAGAAATTGAGGTTACGGCGTCCGATACCTCAATACGTTTGAGTTGGGCGCAAAATGGAAGCGAGGGAAACGATAAAGCCGAGGGACAAAGGATTGAGGCGTTAAAACAGGCAATCCGGGGACGATTGGGCGACCGTCTTATTGAGTTCTTTTATGCCGATGGTAGGCAGTCGGTTTATATGAAGTACGACCCGGAGGAATACCCGGAGGAAATGCGCACCCGTTTAGTTGACCCGGACGCCACGGCGGGAACCCGGTATTGTCGCACCTTGTTAGAGGTTGACGCAATCCAATTTCGCCGGGACAATGTGGACGACGTGTTGAGGTTTACCGGAGGGGGAACCGTTGTAACGCCCCGCACACCGGACGGCAAAGCAATATTTTCTTTTCCCAATGGCAACGGCATATTCGTTGACGTGCCAGAAAGTTGGTATATTATCCGGGAATTGAACGGACGATTTACCGCCCGACCGGAAAAGGATTTCAGACGGGAATTTGAGCCTAAAGGAAATATTGCCCCCGTTCCAATTATTACCCCTATTCCGTACCATATTCAACAGTTATTCTCTGATTTGTTCGGGAATGATATAGAAAGCCGTTGCCGAAAATTGACCGAGGAATATAACGAGTTTATGGAGGTTGTGCCGGGAATATATGGAAAAAACATTGCACAATGCACGGACGAACAATTAGCGGAAATAATCGACGAATTGGCAGACCTTAACGGCGTTATTTTCCATATAGCGGGGATATTAGGTTTGTCGCAATGGGAATTAGTGTTGTTGGCATACGACAAAGTAAAAGGACGCCAAACCGACCCTAATTATAAGCGGACGCACCCACACGAACCGAATAAAGGTTGCGGCGATTGTTCCAATTTCTCGTATGAGGACGTAAACGGGAACGGTTATTGCGAAGCGTTCAAATCTGAACAAAGGTGCGGAGATTTCCGTTGCCAAGAATATAAACCCAAAAAATAATAGAGCGATGAAAGAAAAAAGTTTTGCACAAGAATTGGCGGCATTGATTAACCGCCACGGTATCGACGCCAAAATGAATACGAACGATTGGATTTTAGCAGATGTTGCCATTGATGCGTTAAACGCATACGGGAAAGCCAACCAATTACGGGAAAAAATGGCAAACGCCCCGGAACCGGGGAAAGACGATTTCGATTGCCCGGCGTGTACATTGCGCCGAGCCTTACAAGGGAAAGCCCAACCCGGCGGGAAAGAATACAGAAAACCGGAGGCGTTCGACGTACCAAAAGAAGTGGAAGCAATGGCGGCGTTCTTTGCTGA